TCTGCTTTTGTTCTATTACCGAAGGCTAGAGTCCACGTACGAGGAGTATTGTTTATACCGTCTCTAACTCTCATTTCATAGCCATCGCCAAACTGTGCTTTTAATACACGAGGTTTTGCACTCTGTTGTAGTCCTCTATCGTACACGACAGGGGCACTAAAGCCAGTTATATTACTTCCGTTTTTTTGTGTTAATCCTAATGCCATTATCCTCTACCTTTAGTGCCTTGTTGATTTAGTAATCCACCCGGTCTCATTTCTTGTTGTAAGTGTTGTTGTACTAAGCCACCAATAGATCTTCCGAGTCCTTGCATAGCTCCGTCGCCTTGTGTTTGTGTTTGTCCCTGTCCGCCTGACATATTAACAGTAACATTTACTGTATTTTGTCCACCGCCACCTCTCATTTCTACAGGAACAGCTTTGTCGTTTCCTAAAGGAATGACTGCTTCGTTGCCATGTAATGTTGCTTGGTAGCCAGACTGTGGTCCTTGTGCTACTCCACCATACGCGAATGACTTACCGCTTGGAGACATTACACCTCCATACCTTGCTGGTATTCCCGGCATTCCCATTGCTCTTAGAGCGGTCATAGCGGCGGCTGTCATATAAGCTGCTGCTAAATCTGCAAGCACTTGTTTCATTACGCCTTTCATAGCGTCTCCGAATGATTGAGTACCATCTAGCAATGCTTGGAATAAGCTATCAAATCCAGCTTTCATGATAGAACTAGTCTCATTTGCTAGTTTTAATTCGATACCTACTTTTGCTTGTGCATCTGCTTGTTTTAGTATGGTTGCTAAGTGTTCTTTTCCTTTTTCTGTTTGATCCGCTTGTAATGCTGTTAAAGTAGTTTGCTCTTCTAGTAGTATAGCATTTAATGCCTGTGACTGAGGAGTAATATTACCACTACCAAAACCTAGTGGCCCTGCTCCAGTCATATTTTTAACTTGCATTTGCTTGGAATCAATCCCTCTGTTTCTAGCTGCGCTTCTATTTACACCATTTTGTTTATTGATTTCATCAGTAATCATCTGCTCAGTAATTAGTTCCTGTGCTATAAGTGCATTGATTGCAACTTTTCTCTTTCTTGCATCTTCTTCGTCATAACCTTGTTGTTTTATAAGGTCTGCTAGTTGGGTTTCTAAGCTTTCTCGTTTTGCAACTTCATCATTTGCTTTTGTTCTCATGCGGCCTTGTTTCTCTTCTTGTAATAGTCTTACTTCTGCGTGAGTTCCTGCTAGTGCTATTGCAGATGCATTCTTCTTTTCTAAGAGCATTCTTGCTTGAGCGTTTGCTTTGTGTTCTTCACCGAGTTCTAAGGTTTCTTGACTAAACTTATTTAGTAGTTTTTTGAGAGCAACTTCTATGTTAAGCTGCTTTAATTCTGCTGTTGATAACTCGAGGTTTTTGGCGGCTAGATCTCTTGTTAGCTCTAGTCCTTTGATTTCTTCTTCAGTAGCAGTCTCTTGTTCGTTTGCAATTCTTAAAGCCTCTATCGCCATATCTGATTTGAGTTGCTTGTCTTTTTCAGCTGTAAGCTTAGCTGTAACTTGTAGGTCTAATTTAGCGCCTTTATTAGCAACAGTAGTTCCTACGCCAACGCCCACTGCATTTATTTTATTTTGTATTTGTTCTTTTTGAAGGTCTGTTGATCTTTGTTGGAGACCAAGTATGTTCTTTACAATTAGTTCTTCCTGTGCAAGTTCCTTTCTCAGTTTCGTTTCTTGCTCTACGGTTGTAGTTTGTACCATTAAAGCATTCTTTAAAGCTGTATGAGCTGCGTCTCTTTTGTCAGTTATCCTTGTTTCGTGTTTCATCAGCTGTTCTGCTGCCATCAAACTCATGCCGTAAGTCTTTAAAAACTCTTTTTGCTCAGCTGGTGACCTGATGAATCCCATATCTTTGATACCGGCTTTCATTCCTGCAAAATCTGTTTCAGGTCCTAAGTTGTCTACATCTAATTGTTTGTCTATTACATTCTGCTTAGCTCGGGCTTGTACTTGTGGAGCCTTTGTTAGCGAATGCTTTCTTCCTTTTACATTCTTAGTCATATTCTCTAAAACAGAAGAACCAAACATTTTTGCTCCTGTGCCTGCCATTTGTCTAAGAGAGTTAACTACTGCTTTATTATTTTCTGCAAAAGTTTTTGAGGACATAGCTGCATTACCAAACTCAGTCGTTAACACTCTAACCTTGTCTATCATGTCAGACTTAATTATAGTCCCGTCATCCATTGTCTTAATTAACTCCATTAAAACTTTTGGTTCTTGAGTAAGTTCTGCAAGTTCTTTTAATGAGTCAGTAATCTTTGCAATCGCCGCCGCTTTGCCTTTACTGTCAGTAATAGCGAGAGCTTTAGTATACTCCTTCATAGTTTTGCTTAAGTCTACACTTTGAAAAGCTGAACCCATTTGCTCAATAGTACCTTTAAAATCTAAAAGTCCCATTTTAGCAATATCATTCATCTTTTTGATTTCGACTGTTAATCCACCATATCTCTCTGAAATATCGTCTACTAATTGCTTTTCGGCTTCTGCTGCCTTATCTACACCTTTAATCCATGTGTAGAGAGCTTTTACTGCTTCATATATCATAAGTGCAATACCGATCCAACCCATTAGTTTCATAGCTCCATTCATCATTTTTGAAGCCATTGCAGTAACTTTAACCATTCCCATTTGCGTCTTTGCATAAAATGCCGCGGTTCCAGCATATATAGCTCTTGCTCTGTATTGTTGTCGAGTTATAAATCCTTGTCTTTTGCCTAAAGAGATGTTGAGCGCAATATCTTGGTCAGTCAGGAATTTTCTGTAAGCACGTAACTCCTGCTTATTCATATTTTTGGCAAAACCATACTGTCCTTTTAATGCCGCTCTCCTCATTTTAATCTGTTGTTTTGATAGCTGACCTTTGTCTAAACCTGCTCCACCTTTAATCTTATTCTTTTCCATGTAGCCTTCATCACGCAAGTTCTTAGGGTCTACGGAGCTACCTAAAGCACCACCTAATGCAGCTTTTGCTCTTTGAGCTTCATCTGCGGCATCTCGAGCAGACTGCTCCATAATGGTGAAGTTCGCGTCAGCGGCTACTCCCATTGCGGCAAAGTCTGGTAGTATAGATCGAAGGATTGGTGTTAAGAATAGTGTCATTGCTCCTACTAGAGCATAGATATTTTTAGAGAAGAAAGGTAGAACTGTTGCGGCTATATTACCGACTACTTCTTTTATGCCTTTCATCATGTCGTCAAAGGCTTTTCCGAACTGAGCTAATGCGAAAGCACTTGGATCAAGTACTTTTGTTATTGCCCCAAACTTAGATTCTGCTTGGCTAAGAACTTCGTTGGCTACTGCTTGTGATTTTTCAAATTGAGTTAAGTCTTTTGCACTTTTACCTATACTATTAGCATAAGCTTTCATTGCAGGTTCTAGTCGTAAAATGATACCTAATTCGTCCAATAGTTCTGGTTCTGCTTTTGTTATACCTCTTGTAAGACGATTAAATGAATCTGTTAAGTCTCTACCAAGAGCGAGTGAGGTGTTCTTTGCGGCTACACCAATTGCTTCCATTTGCCCAGAACTTAAACCCGCAGCTGTACCGATAGCGGCTGCTTGTGCGGCTTCTTTAAATTGGATCATTCCACTAGTGGCTTTTTGAATATCTGCCGTCATAGTTTTATATGCGACACCAGTAACTGCTCCAAAGGCTAGCTGCCCTTGGATGAGGTTTCTTGTTTCAAAGGAATCTTTTAGGAATTGGAACGCGGCTGAAACAGCAAATACTTGAGCAGCAATAGTTGCATAGACAGCAACAATACCACCTTGCATGGTTTGTGCTTGCTTACTGAAGTTTTTGGTGGCGTTAGAAGACTGTTGGGTTACACCTTTTATTCTTCTATCGGTATTTTGGGAAGCTCCGCCCAATTCCTTCATACCTTTAGCAGCTTTCTTTGTTTTCTGCTCTAATAGTTTGAGGGATCCGTCATCGCCTATGGTGAATACTAGTTGTCCACCTTGAATCTTTTTAGCCATAGTTATTTTGCTTTATTTTCGCCTTTTATCGGCGTCTTGCTTACGTTTTAGTTCAGCATTGATATTTATCGTGTTTGAACCTTCTATATGTTTCAAGAAAAAGCATGTAATCTTTTTATCTTCTACTTCATTTATATCTAATAGGTCATTTAAAGGAGACCAATCCTTTCCAAAATAGGAGCCTGAAGCTCCGTCCCATCTATCTGGCAGCATTGCATGTATAAGAAAGGCTTCCTGTATCTCCAATGGAAAAGAAGCCAGCTCTACTGGCATTTCATCTGGGTCCGGCTCTTGGCCCAGTTGATGCATCATCTGTAAATAAGCATCAACAGTCAATCTCTCGCTAAAAAAGCGAGATATTTGAGCAAGTGCCCAGGCTACTTGCTCTTGGTAAAATTTTCCAATTCGCCAACTTGTTCTGTTACCCAAGTATCAAAATCGCCTGAATTCTTCATGAGTACTTCTACGTTCTCTGGAGAAAAGTCTAGCATTTGATCTTCTTGCTCAGGAGTTAAATCTCCTAGTAGTAACATATTTTTGGCATAACCAAGTTTAAAGCCTGACCAGCCTTTAATTACGGCTGAGGTATATTCAGTAAGAAACTTATCATCATCCATCTTTTCTTCGTAGCCTCTAGTCTTCTTATTGAATACTTGAGATACGCAACGGTTTCTAAGTTTCATTAACTCTTCTCTAGCTAGATAACAAAGTTTTACTTTGAAATCGTCACAGCCAGGATAGTCAAATTCTACTGTTTTTGTTGGAGTCATTAGACTCTTTAGTGAAACAGCTTTTACTGCTTCTTTTTTTACTATATCGTTCATTTGTTTTTTATAATTCCATAAAAAGGCGAGCAGGGTTACTGCCCGCCATAAGTTAAGTTATGAGCTGTAAGTTATGCTCACTTCATTAGCACTGCTAGATGCAGTTGCTGACGAAAGGTCGGCTGGTAAAGCATGGAAATTAACATCTACACTAATTACGTCTTCAATTGAATGAGTCGGTAATTCTAGATGACAATTCGGTAATGCTACAGAGACTTTCGGGTCATCTGCTCCGCCTATGCTAAATGTCAATGCGAAGTTATTCGTGATAGTGTCAGTAGCTTCATGTAAATCTTCTAAAAGATCTTGCGAGCCATTAAGTGCACTATTTAAGTAACAGGTAAAGTTACCTGAAACATTCCTTGTTCCCATGACATGTCCTAGGGGCTGATTAACAGTTCCTAGAGTTTCTGGTGTTAAGTAAGTCAAACTATTTTCAATAGAAATATTACCACCTGTCAATATAACATTATAAGTTGTATCTACGGCACCATACGCTGCTTCAAAAACAGTACCTGTACCTGTAGCGGCTGCTGTGCCTCTTGTGAAGATAGTCCCTACATTGCTGTCTGCTGCACCAACGTTAGTTGCTGTAAAGTTGGTATTGCCTGCAGTTGCAATTTTATATACTTTGCCTTCTTCCATTGTTGTTGCAAGCTGTGCTACTGTATCGAAACCGGCAGAGCCAGATCCCGCAGAAACATCAGATGCAATAGCTAATGAAGTAAGCTTTTGTCTAATAAAGTTTGAAGTACTTGATATTCCTTCGTTAATTAAACCTTTTGTTGTAGTGCCTGCCGCTGCTGTATTCAACTGTGCGACTTCACTAATTTTTTTGCCTTGTCCTGACCAAGCAACTTGTGCTAGTCCTTCGATATCGAAGTCTACAGAAGCTGTGCCAACTGAACAGTCAGTAACTTTATAAACTGTAACTCCATCTGTTCCAGTATCGTATGTTGCTGAAGTACTATCTTTTGCTGCTCCTAGTACAAAATACAAATCAAAAACACCAAGTGCTACTTTATTTGAATTCTGAAAGTTAAAAACACTCGGTTCCCAACTAGCTACTGCTTGTACATCTGTTGCTGCTACTCCTAGTCCATAGCTCTCTGCGGACATTGCTGCCCATAAAGGTCCTTCTACTGCAAATTTCTTTGCGTTTCCTGCATGTTGGTTAGTTACAAATGTGTCGCCCGTACCACTAGTGGTTGGTCGCATATAAGTACTAAAACTCCATTCTGCTGGTGCAAAAGAGTCGTTGAACATTGCTCTTCCTCTCTTGCTGTTACCCGCTGAGTCGGCTGCTTCACTCAGAGTAATCTCTGAACTGTTTGTAGCCTGACTAAAGGAGTAACCGTCTAGTACTGGTAATTCATAAAGAGCGTCAGTGTTGCCTGCGACAGTTCCTTTGAACTTCATGAATACTTTGGTATCTCTACTAAAATGAAATGCCATTATTTTTTCTCCTAATTTTTCTTTGGAAGAGCCTTACTAAATATTTATTTAGCTTGTGCTTTTCCTAGTATTGTATC